CTTCGGGCTTCCCATAGAGAAATCAGATCTTGCTCCAAAACTATTCGCAGAGCCTAAGTCTGTTTTCTTCATGTTCGCATTGAAGTATCCACTAAGTTTATGCAACCAGTTATACACGTCCGTTGGGACTAAGAATAAAGTTGCATTTGCATTGTTATACCTCGGGTCGAGGAAGGAACTCATGTCGTCCAAGAAGTCGTCTTGCGACTTTGTACCAGTTCCGCCCATGGTAGAACCACTAAATACATTGCCATAATTAGCAATGAAATCAACAGCTCCTTGAGTGTAATTAACACTATCAGTTGACCCTTGAGAGCCAAATAATAACGCCGTTTCAATATCCCACTTATGTTCAATCAACTTTTCACGCCAGACTCGAGCATACTCATTTGGTTCATACTTTAATACGGTAGCACGAGTTGTGTTATCCATAGCTAAAGATGTTTTCCAAATCTGAGTAAGTCCATAACCAGTTGAGAAAGGTTGGTCTTTCCACGTTTCGGGATATCCGCTTCCCTGTCCAAAAGCACTACCTACTACATAGGATCGTCTTCCTTCAAGCGAAGTTGCGATTGATTGGTCATGAACAATCTCATCACCAGTTGCTCCACCTGGGGAGAAATTATCGGTGATAAAAGAAGCAAGTTCATTTCCAGCACTATCGAATTTGACAATCTTACCTTCGATAGCAACACATTCTTTGCTATCTTTAGTTAAGCTATCTGTCACAGTATCAATTTTTACTAAATGATACCCACCAACACCTCCGCCACCAGCGGTAGCAGATATTGGTATTTTCACAACCTGACCAGCAATAAAGAAAGAAGGTCTGGAACCAGTGGCTCCAACATCAATCTTATTGTTAGACTGACCATAAACATTTTGCACATTACCAGATGATTTATAATCTGTTGCCATGTACAATTTCACACTTTGACCAGTTGCCGAAACAGCGGCTGCTACATTAGATTGGTCAAGTTCTGCATCTGCAAATTCATCAGTTCCATTTGAGGAGAATCCCATTACATACGCATATCGTTTATGGTAAGATGGCCGTCTTTCTGTGAATTTAAACTCTGGGTCATCAGTGGGTTTCTTTGCAACTTTTGACAACATCCGAAAAAACGGGTCTTGTGCAATAGCTAGCTCGGAAACTCTGTCGCCAAAGTTATATCGTCGTCTTAGGTCACCGGTATCTTTAGAAGTACCGTCTGACCACGTTGCGACGTCTGAGTAGGTCGATAGACCAAATACATCAGCCATTTTGTTTACCTTTCTATAATAGTATTAAACTATTATACAGTATTATTAAAGCTTTTATATACCAAAAGCTTCTTCTAATTTACTGTCAAGGCCTAGTATTGTTTCAAAAACTGTATCGTCTGGGGACTTATCTTGTACTTGTTGACTACCTGCCGTAGCTAATGATTGTGGTTTCTGCTGAACTTTTTTCATTTGCCGTGAGACCTGCTCGTTAGCACTTCTTGCTATGTTTTGTTCTCTTTTACCTTTATTCATTAGATAATAAATATCATCTAACTGTAGGGTTTTGTCCTTAGCGAACCGAACAAAGTTGCTCCATTGATCGTCATTCATATTATATTTTTGACGAAATTCAGATTCCCTAGTTAGTTTCTGATTATCATGTTGCTGTTTAGCTAAAACATTGTTTAGTCTTTTCTGAACAACTCCATCAATCGTAGCCGCTAACACTTTAGCTGAATCTGATTCAGGATTACCCATAGCTTCATCAGGGTCAAATACAAAGTCTTCTCCCAAACTTAACTGTTCTTTCATACTTACCGGGGCTTGACCTCCACCCTCAAAATAATCGCGCACATGCGTAATTAAATTGGGGTCTTCTCTCATAGCATCGAGGATAGGCATATATGGTTCAAGTTCAGACAGCGTCTTGTGAAGGCGCTTTGCCTCCTTACTTGAATCACTATACCGTTTTTGCAGATTTTCAATATCCGATTCTTGACCTTCTACAGGGCTCACGTTTTGTTGCTGACTTTCCTGTTTATCTAAAAACTGGTCGCCTTCCAACTGTTCTGAGGTTATCTGTTCTTCTGAAGGTCGGTCTAATATACCACCATTAACTTCGTTATCAAGTGCCTCGAAAAAATCACCTGAATTGAAATCTGTACTTTCTGGGGCTTGCGGAGCATTAAAAATGTCTTCGCCTGCGTTGCCTACTTGTACACTTTGTTCCATGTTATCTTTTTCCTTTTCTAAAGCGACTTTGTTATCAGTCGCTATTATTATTGAGCTCTAAGTTATAATAATTAACTGTTATCATCAAGCTCTTTTTCTTGATCTTCTTTAATAGAAGCTTTTACCTCTCTTTTTATATCCCTTTTAGCAATTTCAAATTCATTCTTCATCATGCCCCTAAGGAGTTTCTGTTGTGATTCTGTTTCTAATAAATCCTTTCTTACCTCATTGCCTGCGTCATTTACTTTCATCTTAATACCAGCCTGCACAAGCTGTCTTTCAAGAGTCTCTATTGTACCTTCTCTATCCTTCAAAGACTCTCCAAGTCCTTCAATTTGCGATTGTAATTGTGAATATAAGCTTTTACGCTCAATAAGTTGTTTTTTATTTCTTATATCAGTTTCGGCTATCATAGAGATATCATCTATTAATCCAGATTGAAACCATCTAAAATACTCCTCTAGTAAAGCCCACCTATTAACTGGCATAGTAGCTCCAGCTACAACCCTTACGTCAAATCTAGCTGTCTCGTAATCCATCCACCTACTGATAGCTTCACCATAATCATTATAAACTGGAATGTTAATACGTATTTCTTTTTCTTCATTTACCCCAGCTTCTGGCTGAACAATTCTAAACACCTTATCTATAGTATAATGCTTTTGTGCTATCTGCTGAAATACCTTACCCAAGTGTTCTAGCCCAGGCTCTACAACTGTACCCATCCAAGACTTTAGCCTTCTAGTCCCAAACTCATCATTGGCAAGTAAACCCCTATATGTTTCGGCTTGTTGCTGTGTAAACCCCATCATAGCTGATGGAACTCCACTTATATACTCTGCATCACCCTTCCCTTCTTGGGTAATTGTATAAAAAGCGTTATTAATAGGAGCTGGTAATATTGGAGTTGGAGGGTTAAATCCTTGTCTATATTTTAATAAAGCGCCGGGACTAGATGAATATTGCTCCCATTCTTCTTCATCTACGCTACCTTCTTCATACATCCACCGTAAGTTGCTAGATAAGTTTGCATTGTGTATCATAATTTGGTGAGCTTTATTAATTTCTTGCTGTTTGCCAATTAAAGGCATAGTAGCTGATATTGGATATGGAGTCCCAGTGTACATGTATGGAATTGGTATAATAGGATATTCTGTTATTGGAAGCTCATATTCATATAAAAATATATCGTCTCCTATACTGCATGTTAACTTTATCCTAGTTTCATAAAAATCTACAAAATCAACAACAGATTTTACAAACTGGTCTGACTTCATTCTTATTTCAAAATCTTCTTTACTCATTATGTGCTGATCCACTTTTGTGGCTTCGTCTTGTGCCATAGACATAATCTCGGACTGCTTCTGCTCAATCGCTAATTCGGATTCCTTTTGAGCTTTTTCCACTTCTAATGCAAACCTACCCTCAATAATATCTCCATCCTCAAAAGACTGTTCTAACGATGCTATTTTTTCTTCTAACCGAACTTGGATTTCAGCTGTAAACTCTTGGACTTGAACTTCTACAGCCTTTTTTATTTGATCCATCTCGATTGGAGACGGCGGGATTTGCATAAAAACATTTACAAATGGAACCTTTATTTTAGTATAATTTTCATAATACCCAATAATATCGTCTGTTTCTCCATCTGGGTCAATACTAGATAAAATATCTTCTGGTTGAGTGGTTTTAGAGTCTTGAACATCTCTTTGGCTATACATCCCTCCAGCATCTGAGTTACCACTACTAACTTTATTAATTTTACGAGAATACTGTGGAAACAAATTTCTAAGCTGAGTCTTAGACATGTTTTTCTTTACCATAATAAAAGCAGCGTCTCTAAATAAGAAATCCCTACTCGATGGGTCTACAAATACATCGTAAGGGTCTATTCGACTAAATATTACATCTCCCTTTCCATGATCCGCATCTTGGTCTACATCTAAAAGAAAATACCCAATTCCCTTTACCAAACTGTCAAGTATAACTTGACCATATACAGATTTGCCATTAGATAAATACCAACAATAATCTGCTATATCAGAATGTACTTGAGCTATGTCAACATCATCCCCAGTTGCTCCAACCGCTTTCCACCTTGGACTATTAGCTGTAACGAAATACTTCATAATCTCAATGATTGGGAGTATCCTATTAATAGTAAAAGTTGGCATCCCAGATTCTTCTAAATTGTCTTTCTCACCTTTAGTAATCTGGTCATCTAAATAAAAATCATAACCCGTTTGACTCTTAGACCTCCATTTAGACCTATGAGACCCATTTGCCCTATTCCAAAGACGCTTGTTTATTTCTGCTTTATTTTTTCTTCCTCTTTTAGCCATATTAATATAGTATACCTTTCAAATTAACTGGAAAACTAGCTGATAATTTCATATCATAATTGCTTAAATGCCTTGATCCACCTCTATGTCGATACCCACCAGACAACAACCCCTTTTTACCAATGGGGATCGAAAATTTACCGCTTTTTAAAACTTCTAAATCTAAATTTCTAGACAACTTTATTCCTAATGCATCATATAAAGACCGAGCTATATCCTTTTTTTTGCTTGGCGGTTTAAAATCAAACATTTCACTATGCCTCTCACTAAAAAAACTTTTCTTATTTGGCTGGAAGCTAGGAGCAAGTGGAGAAAAATCTTTCTGCCAAGAGTTCCCACCTTTTAAGGAGCTTCTTTTAGAATATATACTATCAGCCATATTAATATGATTTTTTAGACATTCTCTTTTTTACTTTTTTGCCAATTTTC